TTCCGGGGTCCGGTGCTTTTTTAAGGCAAACTAATGCCCGCACAATAACGTGTGAGAAGTATCACTCCCTTGGCTATCCGCCCTCGTTGGCGCCGTGTGGTGGGCATCCCTTCCAATACAGGAAGACCCTACCAACAAGCGTCGCGTAAAGGAGGAGCAAAATGGCATATGAAACCTATACCCGAGACAAAAACTTCCAGAAAACTGGATATGCTCGGACAGGAACAACATGTGTCGATCGTCCCGATGTCGCTTTTTCTCTTGACTCGGTCCAATATTGGCATTACGGCTACGTGATGTCATTTAGAGGTCCGCGCCAACCGAGAACTAGTGTGTCCACGGCGGCTAGAAACCGTCTTCCGACATCCCGGAAGGGAACATCCTCTGCTTCTAAAAGCAAACGCAGAGACCCGCACAACTTCGAGCTATACCGCTTCAATACGCAGCGTGCTGCGTTTGGTGGTTACTCGTGTGTACCGGGTGGATCTACGATTCAACTGAGTGACGGACGGCTTTTACGTCGTTACTCCGCCACACCTGAGAACAGCTGGTTTCAGCCACTCTCAGCTGAAGATCTTCATGATCGGTCTGCTGCCTTGCGGCAGCAGGCCATCAATGCGGTCTTTGCTGAGGCTAATGCACCCTCTCTCGAACTCGGTACTATGTTGGCGGAAGCCAAGGAGACCGTTAAATATGTTTTTGAGAGGCTTTTGTCCTTAAAGGCCATTTTGGTTAAGCTCCTTTCTGGAGACATCAAGGTGACTGATTGGGCAAGTGCATGGCTTGAATACCGCTACGCGATCATGCCACTCATCCTGGACGTCTCAAGCATCATTGAGGCCTTCAAGGGTGGAGAACAGATCCTGCAATATGATGCATCGAAGCGCTTAACAAACGTTCTCGATGTAGAAAACTCATTGCCTTTCGGCGGTGAGTATCTTCATGTTAAAGGGACTCTCAGAGAAGAAGTTTCTGCGAGTGCGCGTATCAACGTCCTATCCCAATGTGACCCGGCACCGCTGGGCACAGGAATCTGGGACGTCCTTCGGACTGGTTGGGAGCTCGTAACACTGAGCTTCGTTGTCGACTGGTTTATAGGGGTTGGTGATTGGTTGACTAGTCTTCGTGATACAAAGTTGAAGATTCAGTCATCCTACGTAACAACTGTGATGAATGCGAAGTTGAGTGATCTTACGGTGGCACCAGGTGGACAGTATGACCACCACTACAGTGCCTTGCCGCCAATCACACACTATCACATGAAACGCAGTATCGACATTGCTCCGTCGATGATCCCGGCGCTGAATGCAACGAACCTGAGCTTGTTCAGGACTATCGACGCAACAGCTCTAATTATCTCTTTTCTCACCTCCTTTTTCAAATGGAGGTCATGAGGTCCGCCATGTTAAACGGCTTAACTCTTAAAGAGGGTGGCACTACCGCTACCTCCGGTGGCACTGATATGACATATCAGGTCTCGGGAAAGACAGTAACAAATGGCATAGCCATAGTCAACGTCGCCGACCCCAATATTCTCACTCGTGAGGAGATTGTGTGTGTGTCCCGCATGGCAGCTAAACCAGCTGGCAATGCGGTATACACTAAGCAGAAGGGGAAGTTGCAGTTTAGCATTCCCTATACAGATGATAATGGCAACGCACATTATAGTATCGTGCGTGTCGAAATCGAGGTTTCCCCAGAACAACTTGCGGCCGATTCTACATTGGTCGACAAGCTCAGAGAATTCGGTGCCCAGCTTTTGAAGAATGCTGGCACTGATGGATTCTGGGATGTGGGTTCTCTCAACTAACATCTACTGCGAGGTTATGATGAATACAAAGAAATCGATTCATCGGGGGAGCAGGCCCAGCGGGTCCTCCACGGCGCGACAAACAACGAAGCACCGGCAGCTTGATCACGTTGTAGAAAATGTGTTCAAGTCCCTTGTGTTAGACCTAACCGAAGAGGGCTCTCGCGAGCGTCAATTCGGTCTTGCCAAATTATCCAACCCACGCGTTGCACCCTCTTTTTCTTATGAGGGTGCTGATGCGCACACTTACAAAGTGTGTGCACAACTCGAGCATTTCCACAAACGGGTTATCCTTAAAACGGATACGCCCTATGAGGAGCTCGAGCGCAGGTGCTTAGATGATTTTGTCCAATCCCAGTTGAATTTTGGGTTTCGGACGAGCGATCGTTCTACAGAATTAGTCCTGAACAGGACGCGAACGATCGTGGCAGGGATCCTCGGTAGTTTTTCTTTTGAGGATTTTTCAAGGCATTGTGCCTTTGGTCGCCGAGCTGCTTTGGGCCTCCGGCAGTCTAATGCGTATCTCGATGAACGCGTCAAGCGTCTCACGGGCACGCAGGGACAGCTGGAGTGGTTTAAGGCAGTCCGTGCAGTTGATGTTCATCTTCTGCGCGCCACACGGCCCCTTGTAAAACGGGTCGAGTTGGTCGACACAATTGGGATCCAATCTGTACCGAAGTCTCACAAAGCTGTACGCATTGTGGCCCCGGATACCGTAGTTGGGGGATTTCTCTCCCGCGGTGCCGGTAGTTACATCCGCGAGTGTCTTGAGGCTTCAACTCATATCGATTTGGCGAAACAACAACATCGCCATAAAGTGTGGGCCCGCGAGGGCTCGCTCCGTGGCCACTTGGCTACGATCGACATGAGTAAGGCGTCTGATAGTTTCACGATTGAACATGTGAAGGCTATGCTACCAGAAGATTGGTGGCCTCTAGTCGAAGTCTGTCGGTTGAAGAAGTATTCCCTACCCGATAAGCGCACTGGCGATTTACGCTCAGTTATGCTGATGGGATCCGGAATAACATTCCCGCTTCAGACTTTACTCTTCTACGCTTTGTCTAAGGCTGTTTGCGACCTTACACGGACACGAGGAATCGTGAGCTGCTATGGCGATGATATAATCATGCCAAACAATGCAGCAAGACCTTTCGCATGGGTTATGGAAAAGCTAGGATTTACGATTAACAGGGACAAGTCCTTTTGGGACCAACCTGAAAAATCATTCCTAGGCCAAATCCGCGCGGTCTTTTTCCGGGAATCCTGTGGTGGTGACTACCATCGTGGGGTCGATGTTCGGCCGTACATGCCTGAGATACTAGACATGAAGGCCTCTGGAAACGAATACTTTGCTTTCCTTCACCGAACCATTAATGGTTTGTTGGAGCGTTGGCATGCCTTGGAGATCCCAAGGACTGTGGACTACCTGCTCGGTTTACTCCGAAACGGCGCCTACGGTATTACATTCGTCCCAGATGGTCTACCCGCGGAAGCGGGTCTCCCAATCTCACATGCCATGTGGTTAACACTTGACACACGCGATGTTTTTCCACGCGTTGTGAACGGTGTCACACGGTATAAGTGCCTTACAGTCAAACCAAAAAGCCGGACCATCCCGCAAGGGGAGGCACGTGCTCATTATTGGTATTGGCTATGGCGCTCGAGACGATCTCATGTCTTAGCTGACCTTTATGCGAGTGATTCTGTGGCATCCTTTGGGAAGGAAGCCTCTCGCGATGGTTCAGTAAAGTACAGATGGACCAAAGCCTAGTTGGCAATGGCATGTTAAAACCTGTAGGCGGCCAGTGTACGCCTGCGGTGCGGAACAAAGTTCCTGTGGGGTCGAC